CTCGTCGCGTCTTTAGCCAACGCAACTACGCGTGCAGCTATGTTTCCGGCCGGAGGAATCGCTGCCGCAAAGGCCTCTATAAAAAGCGTCCCCTCTGTCGGGTTGTACCAAGGGCTCAGCGTATTCACGCTCGCCATGTCAGCAGCGCGGGTTACCTGGGCGCTTGTGGTGGGGATGTAGCTGGTGGGGAAGAGGCCTACCTCGGCATTACATGCAACAAGGGTGACATCGCCAGGGACCAGTTGATTGCCATTGGCCCCCATGCCGAATCTCGCGAAACCGTTGCCGCCCGTGGCGTTGATACTGACAACTGCCGCAATTACATCACCGACGGCAACATTTGTCGTAGCTGGAACGGATACTCCATTCACCAACAGCCCGCTCTGAGAATTTCCTCCAGGCAGGTTGTCCCAACGAATAATTGCCCCAACGGGCACGGCGCCGACCACCGCAGAAACGCGAGCCGATGCGACATAGTTGGTATTTGCCGAAAGCGTAACACTGCGAGCAATAAAGGGCCGCTCCGACGACGATGCTGCCGCCGTACGCAGGCCAGTCAAACCATATACAGCGGGATACCCTACAACTCCACCGCTTCCAGCGAAGCCCAATTGCCAGCCCGTTGGAGGAACTGCTTCTCCGCTGTTCGTTCCGGCAGTTCCGCCAGCTAAAACGCTGTTCAGCAGCAAATTCGTCCTCTGCTCCTCCACCAACAAACCGCGCAGCGCCAGCGTCACGGGATCGTAGTCGAAGCGAGGCTGGTTGGCGGGAACCTGCTCATAGATGCCGAACTCGTTATAGCGCCAGGCCGCACTCGCGCGGGTGAAGGTAATGATGTCGCTGAACGCGCTCATACATGCCTCAGTAGATATTGGGGCCGATCTCGTAGACGCCGGCGATGAAGTCGAGGTCGAGGGTTCCGTAGTAGTCGCCGACCTGGGTGAAGGTGGCGGAGACCTGCAGCAGCCCGGGCGCGGGGCTCGACTGCTGCAAGCCCCGGCCACGGAACAGCCCCTGCAGGCCGCTGGGGCTGGTCCAGACGAAGGACTTCCAGCCGCCATGCCGGCGGAGAAAATCGAGCGCAGGACGAACCTCATCGATCGTGCCGCCCAGATCGATCTGCCAGGACTCGCTCAGGTTGTTGATGCCGTCGCCCACCGCCTGGCTGTAACCGTCGCCGAACTGGGCCTCCCGATACCGCATGTCCAGCGGCCCGGAAGGCCCGGCCAGCACCGACCAGGCAAAGGTTTCAAGTGCCATTCGCTACCCCTTCATTCGATAGATCAGGCCGCCTGGGCGCATCTCCTGCACGATCACCGCGCGAGCAGCATCGTTGACCATCGTCGCGAGCTGCTGGCCGTTGGCATCGCTCCCGTCTGCACGGGTGCTGGTGCTGGCACCGCTGTTGTCGACCGAGACGGTGGTGTTGAACTGGAACACGTTGCTGCCACCCTCGGAGCTGCCCCCACCCACCATGCGCACACCCAGCGAGCCGTCAGAGCCCCTGGCCAGAGGCATGATCGCCTCAGGCCCAGCCTCGCCGACCACGCCTGCCCTGCCTCCAGCCATGCCGAACGCTGTGGGCTGGTTGACAATGCTGTTGGTGAAGGCACCGCCCTTGGCAAAGAACTGCACGCCGCCTGTCCAACCACCGCCCTTGGCCTGCGCCGCCGCCCAGTTCGCATACGCGGCACCGGTGTAGCCGGACTGGGATGCGCCTGCAGTAGCGGAGCCGCCACCGAAGTAGCTGGTGGCCGCAGACACCCCTAGGCCGATCACACCGCTGAGCAGCGAACTGGCGGCCTGCTGGCTGGCGATCCGGGCCATGTCCGAGATCACGCTGTTGGCGAAGTCCTTGAACTTGAATTTGCCCGTGGTAGCGAAGTCGGCTACGGCGTCCCGCGCGGTGTTGAAACCGGTGGTCAGCGTGTCGTCCGTGGCGCCCGCAACATCGGCGGCGTCGGCCTTGATGTTCTGCCAGGCCCGCCGGGCGCCGTTGCGGTAGTCCGCCTGCGCCTGCAGCTTGGCCTCGTAGCCATCTACCTCCATCTGCATCTCACGCGCCTGGTACTCCGCCAAGTCGGCCAGCCGCTGGTCGTAGGCCTGCTGACTGAGCCGGCGGGAAGCGTCCTCCTGCTGCTCTTCCAGCTGCCGCCGCGCCTCGGCGTACTTCGCCCGCACCGCGTTCAGCCGGTCAGCCTGATCGCGCTCGTCGTCGCCCATGCCAATGCCGGCGATGTCGGAGTTGATCGCGTCCTGCCGCGCCTGCAGCACCACCTCCATCGCCTTGCGGTAGGCCTCGGCGCTGTTGCGCCGCTGCTCCGCCAGCTTCTGCTCCTCCTGAATCCGCTTCTGCAGGGTGCCGTCGGCATAGGCCACGTTCAGGTTCTTGATGCCGAGCTCCATCTCGGCCGCGGTGATCTTGCCCTGCTCATGGGCCTTGCGGAGCCCGGTGACGCCTTCAGCCAGATCCTCCAGGCGCTTCTTCTCCGGCAGCGCCTTGTCGATCAGAGTGTCGAGCGCCTTGACCTCGTCGTTGATCGACTTGGTCCGTCCCTTGCTGGCCTCCTGCGCGTCCTTGTTGGCCTTCTTCTGGGCCTCGATCGCGTTCGCGGCGGAGAGATATGCAGCCTTCTCGGCCTCCGTTAGTTCGGTGTGCTCAGCGATGTAGCGATTCACCGTTTTAAGGGTGTCGCCATTGTCCTGCAGCGCGCCTAGTTGCTTCAGGAGAGTGTCGAGATAGGCTTGGCCGGCAGTCGTTATGCCGGCCTTGGCGGCGTTGTTGGCGTTGGTCGAGGCGGTATTCTCGTCCATGGCGCCCGTCAGGGTCCGCACCCGCTCGACAACCGCTGACAGCACGTCGTCAGCCTTGCTGACAGCGCTCGACTGCCTAAGCCACCCGTTTACGGTTTCTTGCGGAATGTTGAGCTTCTGCCCGACATCGCGAAGTATCTCGGTCAGATCCGCACCGCTATCACGAGCCTCGTCCAGACGCTCGATGACGGACTGATATTCAGCAAGCTGCTGGTTGTAGCGACCGTTTGAATCCCGCGCAGGCGCCGTTACGGTGGCGGAGCGGATGGACTGAGCCAGCTCGCCATAGGCTTGATTGACCTGCTCGGTAGCGGCGAGCTCCTTGTCCTTCCAATCGAGCAAAGCGCCTTCGCGCTGGGCGCGGTTTAGCTTCACAAACTCTTCGCGGAGCTGTGCAACCGGCTTCGCCATGTCCTCCAGGGTGACACTCGCCTGGCCTGCATTATCTCGAAGCAGCAGGAAGCTGGCCGCCGCCGTGCCGGCAAGCAGGGCCAGGCCCATCGGCCCGCCCAGGATGCCGAGCAGGCCGGCGCCGGCGGTGCGAAGGCCAGCCTGGGCCGTTGCGACTGCAGCGGTGGCCGCCGCCTCGCGTTGCCGCGCCTGAGCCAGTTGGATGGACATCTGCGTCTGTACCGCAGTGCCTCGTGCCGCATCCGCCTCCCGGGCGGCCAGGATGGTGGCTGTCTCGGCCTTGCGCTGTTCGGCGATGGCGGCCTGGAGAATGGCATCAGCCTGCTTGCGACGGGCAAGCGCGTCACCAATGGCCCCGGCTGCGGACTTGAGACTGGCGGCGGTGGCAACGGCCGCGCGCGCGGAGTAGAGCGTCAAGGCCCCAGCCATAGCGCCGCCGACCAAGCCGGCCAGCCAATCGACGTTGTTTGCGACAACGCCCAGCGCGCTGGCTAGCAAATCGAGCGCGCCTGTTCCCTCCTCGACTCCGGCCGCGAAGGTCGTGATCGAATTCTGGATGTTGACCAGCGCATCGTTCACGCTGACCGACATGTCGGCCGCGGCCTTGCGGTTGACCTCGACGGTGCGCAACAGGCCGGTGTTGATGTCCTCCAGGGACAGCTTGCCCTGGACGCCCAGCTTGCGGATCTCCTCCGCGCTCTTGCCGGTCGCGCTGGCGATCGCGTTGACGATCGTCGGCATGGCGTCCTGGATCGACACCCAGCCGTCAGCCTCCACCTTGCCGGTCTGCAGCGCCTTCGAATAGGCGTCCAGCGCCGAACCGGCCTTGTCGGCCGACGCGGCGTTGGTGACCAGCAGGAACGAGAAGGAATCGGTGATGTCGAGCGTCTGCTGGGTGTTGAAGCCCAGGCTGCGCATCACGTCCGCGGTGCGGATGTATAGTTCTTGCGCTTCGGCCAGGGGCCGGTAGGTCTCCTGAGCAGTGCGCAGCAGGTGCTCCTGCACCATCTGATATTCGCCCGCGCTGCCGGCGGCGGCCTTCATCCGGTCGGACATCTGCCCGTAGGCGTCGACCTGGCGGATGATCCCACCGATCAGGCCGGCGCCAGCCACCGCGGCGAAGGCGCCGCGGATCAGCGTCCCCGCGCCCTGGGCAGCACGGCCGACATTGTCGAACGCCGAGTCCACATTCGCCAGGTTGCGATCGATCGCCTGGGTAGTACGCGCGACGACCTGATCCGCGCCGGCCAGCTCGCGGCGCAGTTGCGCCGTCGTGGCCTCGATCTGGATCAGCATCCCCTGGACTTCTTGGTCCGACATGTGGATCTCCAAGCACAAAAAAACCGCCCGTAGGCGGCGGTCTGCAGGTTACTCGCGGCGCCCCCGCAGGAAGGCCTTCAACCGATCAGCGACGTTCCCGCGCTTCTGCGGGACCGACTGCTGCCGGGGCTGGCCGACGCCCATCCAGTCCAGGCGGGCATCGAGGGCGAGCATGATTTGCGGAATCGGCGTGCGCCATGCGGTTTCAGGCGGCCAGCCCAGCCAGCCGGTGGCCACGCCGAACAGGTAGTCGACGTAACTGCCATTCTTCACTGCGCTGTGCTGGCCGCCTCGGGCTTTCCCCGTTCGGCAATGCTCGGCGGCACCGGGCTCAACAGGGCGGTGATGTACTCCGTCAGCTGCGCGGAAACCTTGACCACGCCAGTCTCGAACACCTGAGTGGCGAGAGCCGTATGCTCGTCGGGCTTGAGGCCGGCCGCGGCGATCACGACGTCGGCACAGGCGCCAATGCTCAGCAGGCGCATCGACTCCAGCGCGGGGCGCAGGCCACCGAATCGGGTTTCGATCTTCAGCGCAGCCTCCAGGGTCGGCTGCAGGGTGTAGGTACGGGCACCGATCACCAGCGTGACGGTGCCATGCAGTGCTTCGCTCATGCAGAGGGTTCTCGTAGAAGGTGACGGGGCAGAGCCCCGTCAATCAGGGGGCCGGGGCGGCGATGATTTCCAGGATGTCGGTGTTGATGCCCATGGTGATGTTGCGGCGCACGACGTTGTCGGCAGCACCGGCAGCCACGGTGTTGTTCATCACCTTCACGCCGAAGTAGAAGGTGGTCGGCAGTACCGGCGGGACCGCATTGGGATCACCGTCGTTCAGGGTGACCTTGACGTTGTAGTTGCCCTTGCTGCGGTCCTTGTGCGCCAAGGCAACCGCGCGCTGGCCGGCATCACCGTTGTCCAGGCCCACGGTCAGGGTCATGTCGCCGGCGTCGGCGGTGCCCTTGTATTTGCGCACACGGCCGTCGCTCAGCGCGGTGAAGTTCACATTGCTGAAGGTGTCGCCGAACTCGCCCAGGTCCTCGATCTCGCCGACATCTACATAGGTGTCAGCCTTGTACTCGGCCTCGGTGGCGGCGGGCGTCTTGGTGCCGAAGCCCAAGCGGCACCCGGCGGCCGTGTTGAGGTTGTCTTCTGCCATGGTGTCCTCCAGTGGCGTTGGGTTGGTGGTGCTCAGGAAGTGCTGATGACGCGAACCGTGGCCGAGCCCATGTAGGTGCGGCCGTCCGGTTCTCGGTTGGTGTCGGAGGCGATGACGCGGACGGATACGGCGCGCCCCTCATCGACAGGCAGGCGGCGCTCGTCCAGTGCGTCCTCGATCTCGCCCAGGATCCGCTTCACCTCGGCCTGGCCCTGGTGGGCGCTCCAGACGCTGAGGTAGATCAACCGCT